ATAAGCGTGATCAACATCGTATTAGCCAGACTGAATGGTTAACTCGCATTGAAGCGGCGAAGGCTCGTGATCCACTGAAGTATTACATCCCGAACCCGAAACAACTTGAGTATCACGAATCTGGCGGCAATCGCATATTGTTTGTTTGTGGTAATGGAACCGGAAAGTCTTATGGCGGAGCGCGTGAACACGTATTGGCGGCTACAGGTAGGCATTGGGTGACAAAGGCTAATGGGTATGCGTTTGACAAATACCCGAAACCGCCTCTTGATATGCGTATATGCGCAGAGAAACAAGCGTTGACTGGCAAGGGCGATGGGAGTGAGGCGATAATCCCAATGTTAAAACGATTGCTAAAAAACGACCTCGCCCCCGGTTATCCAATGAAAGATGGAACTGCCATCGAATGCAGTTGGCTACTGAATAATGGGACGTACTTTGATATATTAACTTATGACCAAGATGACGACAAGTTTGAGTCTGTGTCGAAACACAAGATATGGTTCGATGAGCCGCCGCGTGAAAGTATTTATAAAGCTTCAGTTGCTCGTATGCGTAAGGGTAAAGGTGGAATTATTGATTTCACTTTAACCCCACTGTTCGAGGCTGCATGGATGTATGACAGATTTATAGCGCAGACCGGATTAAAGCGTGCTGACATGGAGAGGGTTGCAATCATTGAAGCATCTGCATGGACAAATTGTAAGTGTTTAACACCAGATTTGCATGACAATGATCCTGATTACTATCACGACGGCGAAGGACACTGCACTTGCAATAAGGGATTTATTCATAAAGAAGCTATTGAAATAATGATAGCTGAATATGATGAATCTGAAGTCGATGCAAGAGTATATGGTAAATTCATCAGTATGAGGGACTTGGTGTACGGTGCATACGATCCGGCAGTGCACATGTTAAATGACGAGATAATGCCAGTTATTAAACGTGCAAGTTAGTCAATTACAATTATACACTGTTGTTGACCCGCATCTTAGACGACCTCCAGCGTGGGGAATATATGGGTTTGACCCGGATGACATATTATACGTATTAGATGAATATCCCAATGTGGAATATGGTCACTACTCACAGAACAAAAAGGCGGTCTATTACGAGCAGATAAAAGATAGACGGTTTGGATATAAGGAAGAGATCAGGGCGTTCTACGAATTAGAGCAGAAGTGGGGTGGTAACATTATCAAGCGGTTCATTGATCCACGTCACGGAGCGACAAAGGTGGCGAACACGAACCGAACAGTAATGGAAGAGTACAGAGTGGTTGCGCGTGATCAAGGTATTGATATGCGCTTCTACAAGGCTGTAGTTGGGACTGATTCAGGTATGGGCGAGATTGCAAGCGGTGTTCACTTGATACAGGAACGATTGAAACATGATGTTGATCTCGGAATACCACCAGGGATATTCATTAACCCGAACTGCCAGAACCATGACAGGATGTTTAAGTACCATAAGTACCGTAATCGTACTGGCAAGGCAGCGGAGGGTCGTGGTATAAGTGAAGAGTTTGAGGAAAAGTACAAGGATCATTCAGATTTGCTGAGATACTTACTGAAGAGTGTTAAGGGCTACAAACAGCCAAGGACATACGATCACGAAGAAAGTAGAGTTTACCGACCAACGGTTAGCTCTATAACTGGATATTAATGGGAGACAGATGGCGAACATAAACAAAGGATGGTCACACAGTGATCTGAATCAGGTTATTCAGGATCGCTATACTATTGCCAGTTCTGCCATGTCTTCAAAGCAGCAGAAGTTTAGAAACCTGTTGCAGATGTATCGCACTGGTAGTTCAGATGATTTTGACGGGCAGAATTTAGGCAAGATGGTAGATGAACGTGGACGCATAGTAAACTCAAGCATGGACTCCGCTACAACAAAGTCAAAGATATCAGCATCGATACTCTATAACGCTGTCGAAACTATCACTCCACGGTTGATGTTGAACTTTGATCCTGAAGGTTGGTTCAATGTTCTACCAAGACGTAACACGACAATGGAATCAGCAAGGGATGTCCAATCGTTATTGCAATGGCAACTTGACGAAACAAAGTCTATCCGAACGCTGTACACTGTCACCAAACAAGCAGTCATGCTTGGTCTGGCATCTATATTGATACGATGGCATGTAGAGAATGGCTTCACGTATGAGCGTAAACTAAAGCTCGTAAATGGTCAACCTGTTATAAATCAAGATACCAATAAACCTGTTGAGATATGGACAAAGACGGCTGGACAGACACTCGCTGCACCAAAGATTGAACTGATACCTTACTTTGATTTCTATCCAGATCCCAAAGGAACTACGATAGAAAACTGTGGATATGTGATTGTCGAAAGTGTGATACCGATTGCAACGTTGCGTGACCGTGCGAAGGCAGAACAGTACGATATGGACGCTGTGGTAGAAATAGAAAATATGTATGATAAACCTGAGTGGAGGGTCGGAGGACAAGATCCAGTTACATTTAATGACACATATTACTTTGACCATGACCCACACAGACACAATATACGCGTGATTAGCTCATATGAAGATGGCAGGTACTTGCATCAAGCATTACCGCCTTACGGTGTAAACGGAAACGCAGTGTTGCTGACCAAGAAAGGCAAAGAAGAGAACCCGTATGATCATGGCGGTAAACCTATCGTGAATTTCAGCGTTAATGTTGACCCGGTGACAATGTTTCCGCCTGGAGTGATCGAACCGTTACGCGACGAACAGGCACTACAGTCAACGTATATCAATATGTCTGTTGACGCTATCACAAAGATGCTTAGACCGCAACGATTGATCGACAAGGACTTGGGTATCGACATCAAGCGTTTGACTAATTTCATACCTGATGACGTTATCACATACGACAGTGACCCATTGGTTGACGGTAGAACAGTTGATCAAATGATACATGAACTTAAGCCTGATCCGAATGGCTATCTAACCGCATTACCAACATTGATAGCGATGACTGATAGTTCGGCAGATAAGAAGTCCGGGATAACCTCGTACATCACAGGACAAGCTGCTGTTGGAAGCAACAAGACCGCTCGTGGGGTTTCACAGTTGACACAGAATGCAGAGATACGTGGATCGATGACTACGCAGATGTTTGGAATTGGCGCAACCGATACGCTTGAAATGATGCACGACCTGAACCAACAGTATTACAGAGATGATGAAGACAAACGCAACATCTATGGCGATTATAACTTCAAGGTGTTCCAGTCTGCGAATGGTGATAAACAATTAAGAGTGAATGCACTTGAAAGTCAGTTACCAGTCGTAGCGCAGCTTGGCGGTGATGTCAAGGAAGTGTCGAAGCGGATACTTCGTGAATCAGGCGTGCAAGGAGTTGATGCGATATATCCTGAAGATGGCACTATGGAAGCCAATCAACAGGCGAGCGCACAGGGCGAACTTGCACAACAGGCAGTGCAACAGCAAGGTAAGAATAATGGTTAAGTGGTGGTCAAGGTTTCGTAGATGGTTAATTGGTAAATGTATCGATCAAGAAGAGTTCTGGGATCGCAATATTCCAACAGACCAGTTGACTCGTGACACAGACCTGTCGATAAAGAAAGATGCGTTATATTGGGAAAGTGTCGCAAGTGTGTTGAAAAACCAAGCATTTATGAATGAGTTGGTGATACTTCAGGAATCATCACAAGCAAAGATAAACAAGAAATTGTTGAATAAAGACAACCTTAAACGTGTGAGCGACGATCTGTTAGTCCTCCGTGGTGTAAGAAAAGTTGGTGGACTTATAGCGAATGCTCATAATGTTAACTTAAGCAATAAACGAGAGAACGACTAATGGCACAGAGAAAACTTTGTGACAGGATACTCCGGATTGAGACAGCAAACAATATTTACTATCTCGACCCGATATCAGACTCCGGAAAGAATCGTGTTGGCGAAATCAAATGGTTCCATGAGAAGAGTGGCTGGAATCCTTCGAATGGGTCAATGCACGGTTCGAAGACTTTGTTGGAAAAATTATGTAACCCACAAGTTGTGGCGATAACAACTACTCAAGAAACAGAGGGCGTTATATGCGCTCCTTTCGAGTCGATGAGTTGGGTTAGTTCAAAAGATAAAGAAAAGGAATAAACCGTGAACAGTGTTGATCCAAATGCAGTGAACGTCTCTAACGGAGGTAGCGTTCAACCTAATGCACAACCGACCAACGGTACTCCAGGAGGGTCTGTTAATCCAGGTAGCCCGACAGTGAGCACAGACGGTATAGCCGAGATCAAGGCACAAGTTGCAGAGTTAACAAAGGCTAATGAAAAATTAGTCACCGCTAACGAGCACAGCCAGAAAGAGATCGGCAGACTTGGTTTAGAATTAGGTGATAAGAGACAAGAGGTTGTACAACAAGTCGATGTAACTGCTTTTGCTGAAGAGGTTTGTAAAGACCTTGATAGCGAAAGTCCGATTGATCGACTGCGCGGAATAGCCAAAGTCACGAATTATCAGCAACGGAGTGTAGAGAACGATAATCAGTTACGCGCAAGTTCTTACCTGAAAGTAATAGAACACGATCCAGCGGCTGATAAAGTGTCATACTCCGATGTAGAGATAAATGCGATGGCTAACGGATGGGATCTGAAACAACTGAATACCCCCACTGGTATGAAAAGTGCTATGGATGGTATCGCACAACAACGTGCAGGAACTGTTGATTTGAAAGCAGTTGGTGACAGGGCGGTCGAGGAATATAGAGCAAAGGTCGCGGCCGAAGCAGCCGGGATCGATGCTGTAAACTCGCCGGGTGGTACACAACAACCCGCCGCACCAAAGGTCGTAGATGATGTTAGTCAGTTCCTTCAAGGTCAGAGAGCCAGCATGGGCTACGCGCAAAGATAACCTGTTGATCTCCATAACGACAATAATTGGGAGATTTAGATAATGGCTACTGGTGCATTAACGACTATTAACAATGTTGCGCCTGCGAGTACAACGCTACCGATAGAGGCACAGCATTTCTGGGATCTTAGCCCACAGTCACAAATTGTTATGCTTGGTCAGCATAAAGCCCCGCTGTATATGCGGTTGACTCGTGGATTGGGATTACCGATGG